AGACCCGTTGACGGTATTCCCCGATCCAGCGTCCCGTGAACTGGACTGGTCGGATGCCAAGTTCATCTTCGTGACTGAGGTCATTCCGCGCTCGGAGTTCAAAAGTCGCTGGCCGAAGCAGCCGGTGGTGGATTTCAGCCTTGGCAAGCTTGACGACTTCGACCGCCAGTGGTGGTTCAAGGACACGGTTCGCATCGCCGAATACTGGTATATCGAGGACGAGAAGCGGACGATCTACCTGCTTGACGACGGAACTGTGGTTGATTCGGAGGAGTTCGATCCGATCAAGGATGAGGCAGCGAACCCGCCGATTGACCCCGAAACGGGGCAGCCCGAGTACCCGCCGCTGACGATCAAGGCCGAGCGCGAGGTCACCCGCCCAGCCATCTATTCCGCTCTCGTCTCCGGCGCAGGCGTGCTTGAGAAGCCGACCAAGTGGGGCGGCACGATGATCCCGATTGTCCCGCAATGGGGCGATGTGGTGACCATCGACGGAAAGAAGATCTACTCCGGAATGACCCGGTTCGGGAAAGATGCCCAGCGCATCCATAACTTCGAGTTGTCCACCCTGATTGAGGTGGTTGCCAAGCTGCCCAATAGTCCGCTCACAGCGACGCCGAAGATGGTGGAAGGCCTAGAGAGCTACTACGAGCGCATGGGATATGACGACCCGCCTGTGCTGCTGTTCAACGCCGATCCCTTGGCGGCGGGGATGGCCCCTCAGCGGCAACCGCCAGCCCAGTTCCCTGCGGCTCTGGCCAACATATCGGCTATCGCTACGGATGAGCTTAAATCCAATCTTGGCGTCCACGACGCCAGTATCGGCGCCCGTACCAACGAGACCAGCGGCAGAGCGATCCTAGCCCGGCAATCCGAAGGGGAGATTGCGAACTTCGTCTACATCGACAACCAGGTCAAGACGCTCAAGCGCCTTGGCGAGGTTCTCGTGGACGCGATCCCGAGCTACTACGACGCCGAGCGATCGATCAGGATTCTTGGCGAGGATGGCGCGGAGAAGTTCGTTCGGGTCAATCGCCCGATGCGAGACGAGCAGACCGGGCAGGTCCATATCGTCAACGATCTGAGCCGCGGGCGGTTCGACGTGACGGTCACTGTTGGCAAGGGCTTTGACACTGCGCGCATGGAGCTTGCCGAGGCCGCGCAGGCGCTTTCCGCCCAACCCGGTCCGTTCGGCGCGCTGGGCCAGTTCCTGCTGCTCAAGACCCTGGACCTTCCTGGCATGGACGAGTATGTCGCCGCCGCCCGAAAGCTGCTGGTGGCACAGGGTCTGCTGGAACCCGGCAAGGGCGACCAACCGCCGCAGCCGCCACCGCCCAACCCGAAGGACGTGGCCGCGGCCGAGAGGGACGCCGCGGGTGCCCGCAAGGCCAACGCCGATGCCGATCAAACCGAACTGGAGACGCAGATCACCGCGTACCGATTCGGCGAGGTAGTGGGCGCTGGTCCACCGCAAATACAACCGAATGTCCAAGACCAAGCCCCGGAAGGGGCTTCTTTTATGGGCAACGGGCAGTACCCGCCGCAGTAGCGGCACCGCACCGGACGGCATTCCGGGCTACACGATCCGAGGATCGCAATGACTGACCAGACCCAAGCTGCGGCGCCTGCCGCGGAGGCGGCAACGCCTGTCGAGATGAAAAGCAAGGCCGTGCCGAGCGTTGTGCCGGCCGAGCCCAAGGAAGCACCGGCAACGGCTGCGCAGGACGTGCAGCCCGTTGCCACCGCAACCGAGAGCGAGGACGACGACGTAGAGGCGGAACACCCCGAGGACGCGGCGACTTCGGACCGGGACGGTGCACCGGGCAAGCCCAAGAACAAGGGCGTTGGCAAGCGCATCAACGAGTTGACGAAGGAAAAGCACGACGCACTCCGCGAGCGGGACTACTGGCGAGAGCAGGCGATTTCTGCCCAGAGGGGTAGTTCGACTGATGTGCCGGACGTACCGCAAGCGCAGGCGGCAGAGCCAGAGGGGCGCCCCAGGCTGGAGGACTTCAACTTCGATGTTGGAGCCCATGCAGAGGCTGTTGCGGAGTGGAAATTCCGCCAGCTTGAAGTGGAGCGCGATACCCATGCGCAGGTAAATGCGCGCCTGACCACATTGCGTGAGAAGGAGTCGGCCTTTGAGGCCGAACACCCCAATTACCGCGATGTGGTCTACGCGCCGAACTTGCCGATCACGCAAGGCATGGCGGAGGCAATGCTGGGGACGGACAACGCCCCGGCGGTTGCGTATCACCTTGCCACGCACCTGGACGAAGCCGCCGCCATCGCTGCGCTTTCGCCGATCCAGCAGGCCATTGCCATAGGCCGGATCGACGCACGGCTCTCAGCGCCTCCTGCGCTCGCTGCCCCTTCGGCACCTCTTCCCAAGAAGACGACCAATGCCCCGCCGCCGCCAAAGACGGTCTCTGGCGCTGGTCAGCCGACTGTGACGGTTGATGACCCGAACATTTCGTCTGCACAGCGCATTGCCCTTTGGCGGCAGCAGCGGGCCAACCGCTAATCCAAAGGAATCACTCCAATGCCTAACGCATTTATCACTACCGACAAGGTGGCCGACTACGCGCTGATGAAGTTCAGCGAAAACGTCACCTTCCTCAAGGGCGTGAACCGGGAATACGACGACAGCTTTGGCCGCAAGGAGGCCAAGATCGGCGATACCCTGCGCGTTCCCGTCCCGCAGCACGGCTTGGTCCGCAAGGGCCGCATTGCCGATCCCAACCCGCTCCAGACCATCGTCCGCCCGGTGTCCGTGTTCGGCCAGCGAGGCATCGATGTGGTGTTCAACAGTGCCGAGATGGCGCTGGACATCGAGGAACTGGGCCGCCGTTACATCGACCAGCAGATCGCCGACCTCGTGGTCAGCATCGAGGCCGAGGTGTTGACGATGGCGATCCAGGCCACTCCGAACCAGACCGGCCCGGTCACGACCGACTTCACCAGTGCCAATGCCCTGTACTACGCCAACCTGGCTCGCAAGATCCAGGAGGACAACGGCGCGTTCAAGGGCACCAAGGAGATGCTGCTGTCCACCCCGGCCAACCTGCGGTTTGTCGATTCGCTCAAGGGCCTGTTCAACGCCCAGAAGCAGATCGCCGTGCAGTACGAGGAAGGCTACATGGGCCGTGCGGCCGGTTATGACTGGAACAGTTCCACGGTCATGCCCAAGCAGCTTCGCGGTACCGCCAATGGCGCGTACACGGTCACGGCGGGCCAGACCGGCTCGACCATCACCGTGGCGGCCGGTGCCGGCACCATCCTCAAGGGCGAGATCGTCACGTTCGCCGGTGTCAATGCGGTCCATCCGCAGACCAAGCAGGATCTGGGCTATCTGCGCCAGTTCGTAGTCACGGCCGATTACTCGGGCGGTGCGGGCAACATCAGCATCTTCCCGGCGTTGACCGCGACTGGATCGGAGCAGAACGTCACCAACCCGACCACCTCGGGCGGCGTGACCATTCCGGGCACGTCGGGCATCGCGCAGGATATCTCGCTGGCGTTCGTAAAGGATGCCTTCACCTTCGGCACCGTGGACCTGCCCGAGTACCCGGATCGTCCGTGCAGCCGTCGCGTGTTTGACGGCATTTCGATGCGCGTGGCGCAGGGTTCGGACATCATCAACGACCAGTTCATCATGCGCTTCGACATCATGTGCGCGTTTGGTGCCCTGCGTCCGGAGTTCGCCTGCCGCCTCGCTTCGCTCGGCTCGCTGAGCGCCCCGACCTAAAAGGAGAAATGACCCATGGCAACCCAACGTTCCACTGACAACATCGACGTTCCCAACCGCAGCAATACCGCATGGGCGACGTATCCGAGCGGCTACAACGGCGCCGGCTACAACCAGGCGTTCATTGCCGGTGCCACGGTCAATCCGTACCGCATCGTCAAGTTCAGCGCCAGCGGCGTGGTGATCCAGGGTGCGGCTGCGGCCGACGCCACCATCGGCATCAACCAGTCCCCGCAGGCAGCCAACGCCACTGAGCAGACGATGATCGCATTGTCGGGTCCGGGCCAGGTTGAGCTGGGCGGCAACGTGGCTCGTGGCGACCTGTTGACCACGGACACCGTGGGCAGGGCCGTTGTGTCGCTGGCCGCCCCGTCTGACCGCGTGATTGGCGTGGCGCTGGAATCCGGCTCGTCCGGTGCCTTCGTGCCGGTGCTGATCAGCCAGTCCAAGAACGGCGGCGTGACCTAAGTAGCACTCCCGGGGCCGGTTCGCCGGCCCCGGTTCACGTTAACGAAGCCCCGGCACGTCCGGGGCTTCTTCATTTTCGGAGTCGGCGATGACCCTTGTGGCGGATTTCGTCAAGGACGCTCTGTTGCTGATCCAGGCCACCGATGCCCGCCAGCCGGTCAAGGCGGTTGACATGACTTCCGGCATCCGCGCTCTGAATCGCCTTGTGCGACGGCTTGAGGCCAACGGGACGGCGCTTGGCTGGTCGGACGTGGCAAACCCATCGGACGCGCTCCCACTTCCGCCCGAGGCCGAAGCAGCGGTTCTGTACGCCTTGGCGATTGATCTAGCGCCGAGCTACGGGACTACGCCTATGCCAGAGGTAGTAGGCCGGGCCAACGACTACATGAACGACCTGAGGCGTGACCAGATGGTCGCCACGCCGATACAGCCGATTCTCGATGCCCCGCTCCCGGAGCGGTTCGGGTGGGGTGGATTTCGGAATGGGTGGGATGGCTGATGCGCAACGTTTCGATCCCATTGGTGGCGGGGTTCTATCAGGACCAGTCCCGCCCGTGGTCCCAGCAGGACGTGTGGAACTACATGCCCTGCAAGGCCGAGCGTGGAGGCACCCGCTCTCCGCTGATGCTCAAGACGCCGCCAGGGTTGTACCCGTGGCTTGAGATTCATGAGGAAACCGAAGGCGGCGATGTGCAGGTCGCCCCCCCTGTTCGTGGCATCCACGACGTTGAGGGGCGACTGTTCGCGGTTGCTGGAAGCGATTTGTATCGGATTGCGCAGAACACCGTGGAGGCGTCCCTGATCGGAGCAATCCCAGGCAATGGGCGCATCCAGATGGATCACAACCAGGTTCCTGGCGGGAACCAGTTGATGGTGACCAATGGGTCCGCTGGGTACGTGTTCGACACGGTGGAAGGGACGCTGACCAAGATCACCGATCCGGGATTCCCCGGGTCGGCGCTTGTCAAGTTCATGGATGGCTACATGATCGGCATCGACCCGGCAGGGCGGTTCGCGTTCAACAGCGCACCGGCCGATGCGATGAGCTACAACACGCTGGACCGCTGGACCTCCGAGTACAAGCCCGACCGGCTGGTGTCCATGGGCCGCGTCGGAGGCGACCTGCTGCTGCTGTCGGCGACTTCGGGAGAGTTCTACTCAAACACGGGTGAAGATCCCCAGCCGTTCCGGTCCAAGCGCATCTTCCTGGACCGCGGTTGCGCTGGTCCGTTCACAGTGGCCGAGGCCGACAGCACGGTGTTCTGGCTCGGGTCTGATGGATTCTTTTACCAGCTAGAAGGCTACGGAGCCAGGCGCATATCGACCCGGCCGGTGGAGCAGGCGATCCGTGGGCAGGATTGGTGGAACGCCTTTGCATCCGTGTGGGAGTCCGAGGGCCACACCTGTATTTGCTGGACATTCCTCAACGGGCACACCTGGATTTGGGATTGCTCGGAGCAGGAATGGCACCGCCGGGAATCGTATGGGCTGAACCGATGGCGGGTGAACTGCACGACCAAGAGCAATCGCCAGTGGTATGCCGGCGACTTCCAGCGCGGCCAAATCTGGCGCATCGACTGGGACTATCCGCGCGAGGGTAGCGATCCATTCGTATCTGGATTCGTCCAGCCCGTGATCCACGATGACGGGCACGATCTGATCCACAACCGGCTGGAACTGGCGATG